GATAGCTACTGATATATGAAGAGTATGTCCGTTGCAATCAAAGAAAGCAATAAGATTACACCAAGAGCAAAGAAACTTGTGGATACACTCGTATCAACTGGATGCACAATCACCGAAGCCTCCAAAGTAGCAGGATACAAAGGAAATTCATCCAGAGTAAGTGCAAGCCGTATGCTACGTAATCCAGAAGTACAGAAGTATATGTTTGAACAAATCACCCACAACTTAGGAATGAGTGCTGTCAAGGCTCAATCAAGGTTGCTTGATCTATGTACATCAGCTAAGAGTGAGTATGTACAACTAGAAGCTAGTAAGGATATACTTGACAGAGCAGGATTTAAAGCACCAGACAAACATCAGCATTTGGTCAAGGGTGATTTCAGTATTAATATAGACTTGAAGTGAGATCACCTGAATCATTGCTTTAGCTGATTCATATAAAGGGGATTTTTTGGTATCGCTATACCAAACCTGTAGCCGAACTTTTTCGGACACAGTCTATTAACAATAGGCGTCCGAAAAAACTGAGGCTGACATATACAGTAAGGGTTACTCAAACATTATAGTCGTTCAAGGTTCGTTGCTTGTAATTTTTTTTTTTTTCTGCTAAGGTTCGGTTATGACTACATACATAATTATTAATGTTTTGATCTGGATAATATTCTAATGCCTTCACCCGCTTGGACACGGAAAGCAGGAAAGAATCCTAAAGGAGGATTGAATGCAAAGGGTCGTGCTTCTTATAAAGCACAAACGGGTGGTACATTAAAAGCACCTGTTAAGTCTGGAGATAATCCACGAAGGGCATCTTTCTTAGCACGGATGGGTAATATGCCCGGACCTGAGAGAGATAGTAAAGGTAGACCTACTCGTTTACTTTTGTCATTAAAAGCGTGGGGTGCCTCGAGCAAAGCAGATGCTCGTAAGAAAGCTAAAGCAATGTCAATCAGATTAAAGAATAAAAAAAAGAAAGGAAAATAAAATGCCCGGATATAAAATGCCTAAACCAATGAAAAAGAAAAAGAAGAAGAAGTAATGAAAGGCGTACCTCATTACACTAAAGATGGTAAAGAACACAAAGGAGGCACTCATAAAATGCCTGATGGTTCTTTACATTCTGGAAAAACACACTCTTCTTCTAGTAAAAAATTATTTCATTTAAAAGAATTGCCTGCAAAAGTAAAAAGAAAAGTCTTAATATTGACAAAAAAGAAAAAGAAAGGATAATAACTTTATGGCTAGTTATTCACAAATGTCGTATTCAGAAGCACTTCGTAAAGAACCTACGAACTATAAACTGCGTGCTATGGGTAAAAAAAGGTATGACCTTAAATATAAAAAAGATAAAAGTGGTAAAACTACAGTTAAGATTAGTACTAAAAATGATCCAAAAATTTATCCATCTTATTCAGAACAAGTTGAAGAAAAAGGGAAGTCTTCTTCCAAATCATTACTTAATCGCAAAGGTTCGGGAACACAGCAAACTAATTATGATGATATAAGAAAACCCGGACAAGTAGGCACACCTTCAGGAGAAAAAGCACGAGAAAGTCAATCAGCAGGAAAAGATAATAAACCACAAACAGGTAAACAACTTGCGGCAATGTATGGTGCAGGAGCTACGCTCGCAGGAACTTCATTATTAACACGGAACAAACAAAAACAAATTGAAAACAAACAAAAAAGAATTACTGATCAAAGAAAGCCAAAAAAAGTTACGGATAATAAAGTAAATCGTGAAACAAAAATTGAAGTAAATAAAAAAGGTGAAGCTAAAGAAGTAAATGCAAAAGATACCAAAGTACAAAAAGCTAGAAGGTTAGCTGTAAAGGCAAAAGAAAAAGCTAAAGAAACAGGTAAAAAAGTTTTATCAAAAGCTAAAGATATTGGAAAAAAAGCAGGAACAAAAGCAAAAAGTTTATTAAAATTCAGAAAATTTTTTAATCCCGGAACTGCCGCAGGTTCAATAGCATTTGGTGCAAGTGTGCCAAAAGCATCAGCATTAGAAGATTTATCAGTAGCACAGCTTAAAAAAATGGGAATGTCAGATGCCCAAATTAAAAAGTTAAAAGGTAAATAACCTAACAATGCCAAAAGAAAACAAAGTTCTTGCACGTAATAAAAAACTTGCCGAAACTATGGTGCGTTCTGAAAAAGCAGACCTTGAATTACATAGACTAAAACAAATTAAAGAGTATGCAGAATACAAAGTAATGAAAGGTCATTCAAAAGAAGCTGCAATGAAAATGGCAAAAGCACATATTCTAAATAACAATGACTAGAGATTATAAGAAGGAGTATGAAAAATTTCAATCTTCTACTTCGTCAAAAAAAGATCGAGCAAAAAGAAATAAACTACGGAGACTTTATCTTAAACTAAAAAGAGTACAAAAAGGTGATAAAAAAGATATAGATCATAAAGATGGCAATCCTCAAAATAACTCGCAAAAAAATATACAAGTAGTAAGTCAATCAAAAAATAGGGCAAAAAAATGAGTTCAGCCAAAAAAAAGAATCCCTCTCTATGGAAAAGAATTGTTGCTCGTGTAAAAGCACAAGCATCACACGGAACTGCCGCAGGTCAATGGTCAGGTAGAAAAGCACAAGCGGCCGTCAAAGCATACAAAAAAGCAGGAGGAGGGTACGTTGGCTCCAAAAACTCCAAAAACTCTTTATCTAAATGGTCAAAACAAAAATGGCGTACAAAGTCAGGAAAAAAATCATCAGAAACAGGAGAGCGTTATTTACCATCTAAAGCTATTAAAAAATTATCAGCAAAAGAATATGCACAAACGTCAGCTAAAAAGCGTAAAGATAAAGCTAGTGGAAAACAATTTAGTAAACAACCAAAGTCTATTGCAAGAAAAGTAAGAAGATTTAGAACAGTATGACAATATTTACCAAATATAGTATTAGAGAAATAGACACACTACGAACTGTAGTTAAATCACAACATATGAAACATTATCCAAAAGAGATGGTAACTAACTATGAAGCTGATAGAATAATAGAATCTCTATCAGAACAAGCTAGAGAAAAATTATATGAACTAGCAGTTAATTATGGCATCACTAAATTATAAACCTGATGGACAGGTATTAAAAAATTTTTTAAAAGATGATACTTTTTTTAGAGGAGTACGAGGACCAGTAGGTTCTGGTAAATCAGTAGCGTGTTGTATTGAAATAATAAAACGAGCTATATCTCAAAAACCAAATGACGAGGGCATACGAAAAACACGTTGGGCAGTTATTCGTAATACTAATCCACAGCTTAAAACAACAACAATTAAGACGTGGTTGGATTGGTTTCCAGAGGAAGATTGGGGAAACTTTACGTGGAGTGTTCCTTACACACATAAATTAAAAAAAGGAGATATAGATTGTGAGGTAATCTTTTTGGCTCTTGATAGACCAGAAGATGTAAAAAAATTGCTATCTCTTGAATTGACGGGAGTGTGGATTAATGAGGCACGAGAAATTCCTAAAAGTATTGTTGATGCTTGTTCTATGCGTGTGGGTCGTTTTCCTTCTATGCGTGATGGTGGTCCGACATGGTATGGTGTTGTTTGCGATACCAACCCACCAGATACAGATCATTGGTGGGCAATTATGGCAGGTGAAACTGTTATACCTGATTACATAAGTAAACAAGAAGCAAAGATGCTTATCAAACCAGATAATTGGAAATTTTTTAATCAACCACCTGCTATGGAAGAAATTAAAGACAAGAACAATCAGGTGGTTGAATATAAAAAGTATAATCTATCTGAGAATAAAAACAATCTTACGGAAAACTATTATAGTAATATTATAAGAGGTAAAACTAAATCGTGGATAGATGTATATGTTTTAAACAAACTAGGACAGGTAGAGGATGGTAAGCCTGTATATGAAGCATTTAGACAGGATGTACACGTTGCAAAAGGTGAATTAGCAATAGCAGAAACATTACCAATCTATATGGGCATTGATTTTGGTTTAACACCTGCTTGTGTATTTGCACAAAAAATAAGAACAAGATGGATAATATTAGAAGAACTAGTTGCAGAAGATATGGGTATTGTAAAATTTTCTGATCTTATGAAACAATCTATGGCAAAATATTTACCAAGACCATTTCATATATTTGGAGATCCTGCAGGCGATCATAGAGTGCAAACAGATGAGAATACACCATTTCAAATACTTAGAGGCAAAGGTATAACTGCACGCCCTGCTCCAAGTAATGATGTGCTTATACGATTAGAAAGTGTAAATGCTACATTGACACGAATGGTAGATGGAGAATCAGGCATTTTAATAGATAAGAGTTGTATTAATTTAATACGAGGTTTTGCAGGTGGTTATCATTACAGAAGACTCCAAGTATCAGGGGAACGCTATGATGAGCGTCCAAATAAGAATAGATTTTCACATATACATGATGCACTTCAATATTTATTATTAGGTGCAGGAGAAGGCAGATCGTTGACGATTGGAGGAAAATATAGTAAACCTATAATAGCTAAACGTAATTTTGATGTTTTTAATGTTAAACCTAAAAACATCTATGAAAGAAGGAGGTAACTATGTGCGGAGGAGGCGGAGGATACAAACCACCACCACCACCACCACCTAGTCCTTATGAAAAAACTTTAAGGCAACAAAGAAGAGAAGCTCGAGCTGAGTCACTAGCAGAAAAAGCTAAGTTAAAAGATGAGCAATATCAAGACTCTGTTGCTACTCTTTCAGGTAAAAGAGGCAGACGTTCTTTGTTATCTGGTAGAAAAGGTGGACAAGGATTTATGGTGCAAGGTGATATTCAAACTAGAAATACTCTTGGAGTATAAATGGTTGTAGATGTTAAGCCACAGGTAACTATAGATTATAGTGAATCTAAAGTTAAACAGCTATTAGCACGTTATAGAAAAGCTAAAGCTGTAAGAGATCAATGGACTCCTATTTTTGAAGATTGTTACGAATATGCTATGCCACAAAGAGAATCTTTTTATTCTGAAAGTATTGCAAAAAGAAGAAGTGAATCTATATTTGATGAAACAGCTGTTGTTGGCGTGCAAGAATTTGCATCTCGTTTACAAGCAGGCATTGTACCCAACTATGCAAGATGGGCAGATTTAACTTCCGGAACAGAAATACCTAAAGAACAACAAAAAGAAGTTAATGAAAACTTAGATCAAGTAACTGAATATATATTTGAAATATTACAGAACTCTAATTTTTCACAAGAAGTACATGAAACATTTTTAGATTGTGCAGTTGGCACAGGTGTATTACTTGTTGAAGAAGGTGATGCTGTACAACCTATTAGATTTAGATCAATTCCGTTACCACAAGTATTATTAGATTCTGGTTATGATGATAAGATAGATCATATATTTAGAGAGCGATATATAAAGTTTAAACAAATAATGATTGCATATCCTAATGCTAAACTACCTGAACAAATGGTGCAGGAGATGAGCAAAAATCCAGATCAGGATTGTAAAATAATTGAAGTTGTATATAGAAACTATGAGAACAAAAAAGAAGAAGAATACACATATTGTGTAATATCTGAAATGTATAATGCAGAATTATTTTCTAATACATTTAAAGGTATTGGTTCTAATCCATTTATTGTATACAGATGGAGTAAATGTGCAGGAGAAGTATATGGTCGTGGACCACTTCAATTAGCTTTACCTGCAATAAAGACAGCTAATTTAGTTATAGAACTAATACTTGAAAATGCACAAATGGCAATCTCTGGAATGTATCAAGTTGAAGATGATGGTGTCATTAATGTTGATAATATACAATTAATACCCGGAACAATTATTCCTAAAGCTGTAGGAAGTAGTGGTTTAACACCTGTCGCACCTGCAGGAAACTTTCAAGTATCTGATTTAGTGATAAGAGATATGCGAACTAATATTAAAAAAGCCTTATATAATGATATGTTAGGTAATCCTAATGAGAAAACACCTATGTCTGCAACAGAGGTAGCAGAACGTATGGCTGACCTTTCTCGTCAAATAGGTGCGGCATTTGGTAGATTGCAAGCAGAACTTGTAAATCCTGTATTACAACGAGTTATTTACATTTTAAAAAAACAAGGACGAATCAATATACCTACTGTTAATGGTAGAGAAATAAAAATACGTTCATCTTCTCCACTAGCACAAGCACAACAACAACAAGATGTAGCAACTATAGATAGATTTGTTGCAATGTTACAAGGTAGAGTTGGTCCACAGATTACAAACTTATTAATTAAGCAACAAGATATGGCAAAGTTTATTGCTAAAAAATTAGGTGTTCCAGAAGAATTAATTAGATCAGATGAGGAAATGATTGAAGCAGGACAGCAGTTACAGCAGATGGGTGCTAATATGCAACAAGGTGGAGTTGATCCAAAACAAGCATCAGATATTGCAAAATCATTTACAGGGTGATATAAAAGTAGAATGAAAACAAAACCTAATCGTATAGTAGGATTAGATAATTTTGAACGAAGTCCTGACGAAGAAACCCGTCTTAATTTTATCTTTGAAAGTGTATTTAAAACTGATGCAGGAGCAGAAGTTCTTAAATATCTTCGCCAAATAACTATAGAAGCAGTAGCAGGTTCAGAAATATCTGATAATCAGTTACGTCATATAGAAGGTCAACGCTATATTGTAGGTTTAATACAAAGAAGACTTAATAAAGGTAGAAGTCAAAACATTATAAAGGAGAAACAAAATGTCAGATAATGCTGAAGAAGTACAAGAACCCATACCTGAAAACATAACACAAGACCCACAACCAAATCCAGAACCTGTTGAAGGTAATGTTCCACGTGAAACATTTATACAAGAAAGACCAGAAAATATACCTGAAAAGTTTTGGAATGCAGAAACAGGAGAAATACGAACAGACGAATTATTAAAATCTAATGCTCATCTTGAACAATTTGTTGGTGGTAAAAAAGAAGAACTAAGAGATGAGATTATAAACGAACTATCTGCAGAAGCAGAATCTGATATGCCAGAAGAATATACTTTACCTGCGTTACCAGAAACTGTTACAGAAGAAGATGTAGCAGAAAATCCATTATTTGATTGGTGGGTTGACCATTGCAAAGCAAATGCCTATGACCAAGAAATGTTTGAAGATGGTATTAACTCATTTGTTACTGCGCAAGGACAGTATGCACCAAATCTTGATGCAGAGGCAGAAAAATTGGGAGAGAATGCACAGGCACGATTAGATGCTGTTGACTCATTTACACAAAATTATTTTGCTCCTGATGATTATGAGTACATACAAACGACACTCGGTCAATCAGCTCAAGGTATTGAAATACTTGAGCGTGTTATGGAATTGCAAAATCAAAATATATCAAGAGCACCTACTGAACCTGCCAATAGAATGACAATAGAAGATGTTCGTTCTATGATGAAAGACCCAAGATACTTTGATCCGAAAGAACGTGATGAATCTTTTGTCAGGCGTGTAGATGATGCATTTCAAAGATTGTATAGATAATGTATATGGACATAGCAGTTCCTGATGATTGTTTTGAACTTGCTCCAAAAATAAAACAAACAGACAAATATGAACTTGCTGTAATGGGCAAAGATCCTCTTTGGGTTTTATTGTATCCATTCAGAATTAATAGAGAAAATGTACATACCTTTGGCGTTTACAAAGATGATGGCACAATAGTAGCTATGTTTGGTGGATGTGGCTCACACGCTAATCCAAAAAAAGGAACAGCTTGGTGGTTAAGCACACACGAACCTTTTGAAAGTTTTCACTATATGCGACACCAGAAACGTGTGTTTCAATGGCTTGCTAGTCATTATTCATTTATGTGGAATGTGGCTACTGAAGAGCAAAAAACAACTCTTAGATGGGTTGAATATATGGGATTTACAATTTCTAAACGTCCGATACTTGTCAAGAACGTAAAAATGAAGTATTTTAGTATTGAACCGAAAGGTTTTAAAGGTGAACCCATAGATAATGTGTGTGGCCCTCGTTGGATAACCCGATATCAGAAATCTGCGGACAATTCATAAACTGTAATATTAACTTTATAGGAGATAGTTATGGCAACTTCCATTACTACTGCCTTTATTAAGCAGTTTGAATCAGAAGTCCATATGGCATACCAACGTATGGGTTCTAAACTGAGAAATACAGTAAGACAGCTTAATAATGTAAAAGGCAATCAAGCGAGATTCCAGAAGGTGGGCAAAGGGTCTGCGACTGAAAAGTCAAGACACGCTAATGTTCCAACTATGGAAGTAACGCACAATACAGTTGATGTAACTCTATCTGATTTCTATGCGGCAGATTATGTCGATAGACTAGATGAGTTGAAAACTAACATTGATGAAAGACAAGTTCTTTCTCAATCAGCCGCCGCCGCTCTAGGTAGAAAAACAGATCAATTAATTATTGATGTGTTAGATGCGGGGTCTAATAGTAACAATGTCGTACATGGTTCAGCAGGTTTAACTCTTGCTAAATCATTAACAGTTTACGAAGCATTTGGTGAAGCAGATGTACCTGATGATGGACAAAGATATTTTGTTGTATCACCTGCAGGTTGGGCTGACCTATTACAAATAGATCAGTTTTCAAGAGCAGAGTATATTGGTGAATCAGAATTACCATATGCAGGTGGCCTGACAGCAAAAAGATGGCTAGGGTTTATGTGGTTTACATTCTCTGGTTTGTCTATTTCTAGTACAACTAGAGATTGTCACGCTTGGCACAGATCATCAGTTGGTCTTGCTATGGGTTCTGATATCAGAACTGAAGTAAACTATATCCCTGAAAAGGTCAGTAATCTTATCACTTCATATATGTCTATGGGTGCTGTGATGATTGACAATGATGGTGCGATAGAATGTCAAATAACAGAATAGGAGAAACATTATGGCTTTTACTCAAGCAAACTTAAAAAAGATTGCAGGTGGTGGAGATCAAAATGTTTATCTCTACAACTCTACAGATGCTATAAGTACTATTATAGGATCTGGATATTTTAATAATGCTACCAATCAGCTTAAACAGAATGATGTAATCATAGCTGTTGGGTCAACTGGTGGCACAAGAACAGTAGATGTCATTGTTGTATCAAGTGCAACAGCGGCGGCTACTGTAACAACTATTAATGGTACATAGGATATTGGGGGAGGCAACTCCCCCGATATTTAAATTATGGTAAGTAAAATAGATATATGTAATCAAGGTTTAGTTTTAATAGGTGCAAATACTATTGCATCATTTACTGATAATACAGTTGAAAGTAAGGTGGCAAATCAATTATATGAAACAACACTAAGAGCATTACTTACAAAAGCAAGATGGCGATTTGCATCAAAACAACAACAACTTTCAAAACTTTCTACAGACCCTTTAGATAAATGGGATTCAGCATATCAAATTCCTAATGATGCTATACTAATACATACAGTTACAGTATCAGATAATGTAATAGTTTTTGATAGATATGGAGAAGAATTGTTTACAAACACAAGTTCAAGTGATGTAGTTATATGTCATTATACATATCAGCCACACGAAACAGAGTTTCCAGATTATTTTACACAATCGGTTGTGTTTGAACTTGCTAGTTTATTTGCAGGAGCAATAGCAAGGAACGATCAATTATCACTTCTATACGAAAAAAGAGCAAGACAACAATTAGTAGTTGCTCGAAGTATGGAATCACAAACACAAACAACTAGAAAACTAAATACAAGTTTATTAATAGAAGTTAGAAACAGAGGTACTGCAGATGGTATTAGAGCAGTTTTACCAAGTAGCAGTAGTTAATGAATGGCAACACAAAGAGTACACCAAAATAGTTTTACTCGTGGTGAAGTTGACGAAACGCTTATTGCCAGAACAGATTTAGGTGCTTTTCAACAAGCACTTAAAAAAGCAAGAAATGTTTTTGTTTTAAATCAAGGTCCGGTAGAAAGAAGGCAAGGTACATTATTTAGATATGATTTAGGAGAACAGACTAGAATAGAACCATTTATATTTAATGAAAATCAGGAATATATATTAGGATTCCAAAATACAAAACTATTAATATTTAGTACAGCAGGCGTATTACTACAAACTATAACAGGTTGTTCTTGGGTAACAGCAGAGTTATTTGAATTTACATATACACAGCAAGCTGACACAATGGTTGTTACACATAAAAATTTTGCACCAACAATTATTAAAAGAACAGGAGCTACTACTTTCACTAAAGAAGACTTTGCTTTTAAAACGTCAACAAATGGTGAGCAAATATTTCAACCATATTTTAAGTTTGCAGATGATAATATTACTATTGATATAGATTCTACTGCAAAAAGTGCAGATGATATTACTGCAGAAAATATATTAACAGGAACTACATATGTAATTAAAACTGTTGGAACTACTGATTTTACAGCATTAGGTGCTTCCGCAAATACTGTAGGTGTTCAGTTTACAGCAACTGGAGATGGTACATCAACAAGTGGTACAGGCACAGTTGATTCATATGTTATAGTTACAGCAAGTAGTTCGTATTGGACGTCAAACTATGTAAATAAAACTATACGATATCACGGTATTGAAATACTATTAGATACATATACTTCTGCTACAGTTATGCGAGGAAGATTACAAGCAGATGTAAAAATTGAACTTGATGACGACCCATTTAAAGCAGAAGAAGGAGATAGCACAGTAACTGTTTTGCATCCACAACACGGATTTACAAGTAGTGCTACAATAGAAGTTGAAGGTGCTGAAGCTATTTTAAATGAAGATGGTGTTGGCATAACTGCGGCAAATCTTAATGGTAGTAAAACTATAACAGTATTAGATGACGATAGATATACATTCGAGGCTGACGCAAGTGATACAGGAGGAGATTCTGGAGATGGTGGTGGAACCAATGTTAAAATTATTGCACATCCTCCAACACGAGCGTGGGATGAACAAGTCTATAGTAATGTAAATGGTTTCCCTACAACGTGTAAGTTTCATCAACAAAGATTATTTTTTGCAGGTGGAGCAATAAGTGATTTTATAGCAAGTAGTAAAACAGCAGACTTTTTTAATTTTAGTGTAGGTGAAGGTGAAGATACTGACTCTATACAAATATCGATTGCATCAGATCAAATTAATGAAATACGACATATTATAGCAGGTAAACATTTAGAAATATTTACAAGCACGGGTGAGTTTTATTTAAAACCACAGACAGGTAGACCACTTACGCCTTCAGATATACGAATAGAAAGACAAAGTAGTTTAGGTTGTACACAAACGTGTATGCCACGATTGTTTGATGGTGCGGCAATTTTTATACAACCAAACGGAAAAACAGTAAGAGAGTTTTTTTATAATACAGCAACAGAAGATTATGTTCCTACTGTTATTACATTTCTTTCACCACAAGCTGTGTCTAATCCTACAGACACAGGTATTATAAAATCAACAGGTAAGAAAACAGAACAAATGATTATCTTTGCTAATGATAATGGAACACTTGGCGTATTTTCTGCACAACGTCAGGAAAAACTAGCAGGATGGGTAGTTTGGGAAACTGATGGAAATTTTGAGTCAACAGCCGGAACAACATCATTTTTATATGTTGTTGTAAAAAGAACGATTGATGGTGCAACAAAATATTATTTAGAGCAAATAGCTAATTCACAATATGCTTTGCCTACAGATTGTTCTGTAAGTAAAACTATAAGTACTTCTTATCAACCACACGGGACAGTATTGGTTAATGGTGCTTTTACATCATCTAAACAACTTACACTAGATGGATTTAGTAATGCACCAACATCAGGAGAAAAATTTAAAATAGCATCAGGATCAACAGAATACACTATACAAAGTGTTAATGCTACAGGTGTGTCAGGGGAATATATAGTTATTATTGATCAAGCTGTATCAGCATCTAATAATGCAACAATAGAATTTACAACAAGTAGAGTATTTACAGGATTAGATACAAATCCAGATTTAACAGGAAAAACAGTTCACGCTACATCAGGTTCTAATGAAGATGATGATATACGATACTATGGCTCATCAATAGTAAGTGCAGGAGGTGTGGCAAACTTTGACTTACCTGCAACTGCCTGTGATATAGGATTAACATATACAGTAGAAATAGAAACATTACCAATGGATTCAGTACAACCTGTAAGAGGATTAGGATCTACATATGGATTGCCTAGGAAAATAGGAAAAACTATATTAGAATTATCTAAAACGTATAATTTACAAGTAAATGGAAATGATGTATTGCTTAATGATAATGGATTACAAATGGTAGGATTTACAGGGAAAAAAGATATACATACACTTGGTTATTCACAAACACCTAATGTAACAATTTCACAAACTGTTCCTGTACCTATGCGAATAGTAGCAATAACTTCGGAGGTATATTACTAATGTGTGGTGCAATATTAGGTTTTTTTGGTAACTTATTTAGTGATGAATCTAAGTATATAAAAGCTCAAATGGAAATGGAGCAACGTATGGCTATGGAAAAGAAAAAGCAATACGAAGAACAAGCAAAAGCAGAAATGCTAGCGGCACAACAAAGAGCAAATGATATAAAAGAGCAAGCACAAAAACTTAAAAAAAGAAACTTAGCGGCATTTGGTGCTAGTGGTGTAGAAATTAATGCACCAAGTTATGGTGCTTTTTTACAAGCAAATAAAAAGGCAACAAGTAAAGATGTTAATAATGCTAGACTAATGGGAATGGAACGAGCTAATAATGCTATGCTTGGAGCAAGACAAGCTGTTATGGAAGGTCAAGCGGCAGGTATAAGAGGACAAGCACAGCTATCTGCTAGACGAACAAGACTTTGGGCATCAGCAGGAGATGCTGTAGGAGAAGCAATAGGATTTGGAATGAATGCTTATAATTTTAGTAAAACAGGCACATTTTAAAAATGGCTGAAGAATACAAAAGACAGACACAATATGCACCACAGATTAGAGTTGTTGACCAATCTGGTGGTAGAGCGATATCAAGAGCACTTGGGGAAGCGGCCGCTCTTGAAAGAGATTCAGAAGCTAAACTTGTACAAAGTATTGCAGGTGTTGGTAAAGAAGTTGATAAAGCAAGAGCAAAGTCTGCTGTAGATGATTTTGCTGTTGAATTTGAAGAAGTAGAAATACAAGATGATGATGGCAAAATTCAAAATATTAAAAGACCTAAACCTATAAATAGACCATTGTTCTTTACAGACGAAGCAGTTAAATTATTTGATCGTTTTGCTATATCAAAAGCAAAAGCACAAATTGGTTTAGAATTAGATAAAGAAGCAATGAATATTGCTAATAAAATAAAATACGACATAGGCGGTACATCTGATGACTTTAATGGATTAATGACACCAATCGTTGAAGCATATGCAGAACAACTGCCAAGTACATATAAGCCAATACTTGATATTACTATGCAGGAAATACAAGCACAACACTCTAATAGTATTGATGCTTACCATCAAAAATTACAAGTAGAAAAGAATAGTGCTGAAGCTGAAGAAATGGACAATATGTTTGCACAAAAGATTGGTCTAGCACTTCAATCTAATTCGTATAATAAAGCTAAACAATATATTTTAGAGCAAACTAACAATTTAGAAACAATGGAAAAAACTTCTCCTTATGGAGCAAAGTTTGCAAAAAGAAATCTTGAAGCAAATAAATCATTATTAACTTTTTATGAGAAGTATGGAAACTTAATAAATCCTATGGATTTAAATGGACAAACAGTTAAAGGACAAAAAGCATATTTGCATAATATGATAGCAATGCAATCTTTGTTAAAAGGACAACCTGTAAAGTTTTATTCTAACGCAGATGCTAAAGAACCTGATATGACTATAACTTTAGAACAATTTAATAATGATCTTGGTGAACTACGACCAAGTACAATTAAAGCCTTTAACAAACATATTACAGGACGAGTTGCGGCACTAAATGCATTAATAGAAGATGATGAGTCTAGTTTATTTGCATCACAATTATCAGCACTTACACCAAACCAAGTTCAGGAAAGCACATACAACTCTTCTGCATTAGAAAGTTTATTTAATGGAAAACCTTCAAATCAAATTAAAGGTCTTAAGACAATAGAAAAAATAATACAAAATAATGATCCAAGTTTTACTTTGAATGGTAATTACGATTTTGATCCAACAAATGTAATGCACTTGCGAATGTTTGAAAAAGTTGGATTTTTTCCAAATGTTTACAAAAAAAGAATTGATAAAGAAATATTTCAAAATAGAAATTTACAAGTCCTTGAAACAATTATAAATAGAGATGTTTCAATGGGTGTTGAAGATAATACATTTCGTAGACTTGATCTTAGTGAAAACGCTTTAAAATTTATAGACAAAGTAGATGCACTTACAAACATAGGTATACCACTTGATGCAACAGTATTTGATTTACCTACAGTAGAAGAAAGATTAAAACAGTTATCAACGGCTACAGGAGAGAAACTACCACTTATTAAACAACGGGCAAAAGAAGCGGCAGAAAAAGCAATATTTGATGTAGATGGAATTACAAATAGATTTGGACTTGGAATTGCAGAAGGTAGGTTTGGTGGTAACTTAATAGAAGATGATGCCTTCTCACAATCAATTATTAATGATATTAAAACAGCTACATTTGTATCAGCTAAAATACGACCAGATGCTTCATTAAGTGATTTAAAAGAAATAGCAAAAGATACACTAATTAGATTTGCAGGTACAGGGCAAATAGGTGTAAGCAAATATACAAAACCATTATTTGGACCCAATAGTGGAGATACAACTAAATCTCAATTAGTTAAATATCCAATAGAAAATCATAAATTAATTGATCCAAATACAGGAGAAACAACAACAAAACATATAGACGCTCTAATGTATAGAGCATACTTAGATACAGTACCAAAAGGCGAAAAACCAAGAAAATGGAAAGATATTAAGGATGTTATATATGTTATACCATTATCTGAACAAGGAAGATTTACATCACCTGAATCACCACTTCTTGAAAGATATACTGTACATATGATAGATGACACAGGTATTAATGGTGGCTTATCTTTAACAGGAATAGGGCAAGATGGTCCACTTATAATTAATCCTTTTAATGTATTTAGAAAACTAAAAGATAATGAAGTTGCTAGTGATGATGCAAATAATGCAATAATGGGAACAAGTACAAGAAATAAATATGAATACAGTGATCTTTCTATAGAACAAAAAGTAGAAGTTGCAGAAAGAATAAATATGGGTGGTGCATTGCGTGAACAAATAGAAACATTTAATGATTTTGTGAGTGTATTAAATGAGTAAAGATGTATATGAAAGTGCCGAACAATTACCAAATCCAGAACAAAAAAGTTATTTAGGTTCACAAACTGCTGAATCTATAATACTAGATGATGTTGCTCAACCTAAGACTCTTATACATAGACCACAAGATGATCAATCATTTAGAGGTGATTTTGTAGATTTGTTTATGTTAAATACAGTTGGTCAACTTGTAGATAAATATAAGTTTGGTAGAGAAACAGGAGATTTTGATCCTAACTATGAACCAATGATGGACATAGAAGGTTATGAGCCAAATTACAAACAATTTATAGAATCTAAAAATTCAATACATACACAAATAATAAAAGATCAAATTGATAGAAATACTGCACGTAGAGAAAGAACAGCAGATGCAGGTTTTTTTACTCATTTAGGTGCAGGTATTATTGATCCTGTAGTTTTAATACCTATATTCGGCGTTAAGGGCGTTGGTCTTGTAAAAAATTTTATGAGAACAGCAGGACAGATAGGAGCGGCAGAAGTGCCTAACCAATACCTTAGATATAATCTTGATCCTACAATGACTAAAAGTGAAGGTGTAGCTACTGTTGGATATAGTATGTTGTTTGGTGGTGCTTTAGGTAGTGCTGTCGGTGCATTAAAGAAAACTATGCCTGAAGATGCATATGCTAAATCTTTTAATGGCAAATCGCTGACAGAGCACTTAGAAAAATATAATGAAAAATATAATCAAGCTACTGTAAAATTTAATGTTGGAGAAACAACTTTTGATCTTGACCCAACAAATGCTGTATCAGGTATTGTTTTTAAAAAAATGGAAGGCAAAAAAGGTTTTAATAATCCCGGTAAAAATTTAACAAAAAAAGGTAAACGCCGTGCTAAAATAAATGTTCGTAGTAATTTAGATTTAGATAGTAATAATACAATATATACTAAAGAGCAAATAAAAGGTTTACTTAATCAAACAGATGATCTTGTTAAATACGAAAAAGATATAGCAACATTTTCTAAAGTTGCAGACTATGATGTAAAAGCAAACATTCTTAATTTTGATGAAAGAGTAGCCAAAGGACAATGGATAAACAAATTATATTTAGATCAATTTAGAAAACTTAAAGTAAAATTACCTGAAGGTATGTTAAAAACAGAAGAAGATTGGTTTCATTTTAATGCTGTTAGAGCAATAGGCGAAAAAGTATATAGACCAAAAACCAAACAATTTAAATCAGATATTGCATATCAAAAAGCATTAACAGAGTGGACAATAGATTATGTGCAAAAACCTGTAAATGCAAATTATAAAACAGATGTTGGTGTCTTATTAGGCACATTAGAAAAAGCAAGTCCATTAAGAAGAGGATTAGAAAATATATATAATAATAAAAAAATTAATGATGATGACAAAAGTTATTATGCAAGAAAATTATATGAAATAACAGGCAATCACGGGACTATATTAGAAGCTAATAGATTAGGAGTACATAGTCCAAGTTCTATTGCTATGGATTTATCTGTAAAACATTTTGCAAGATATTTACAACATATTGCTAAAATAGAAGATGAGTTTCATAGACTATATGGTTTTGATGAGTCTATGTCTAATATGCAAAGAAGAGGTAAAGGTTTTGTTATTGCTACAAAAAATACCGTAAAAAAAGTAGGTAATTTTTTTGCAAGAAATAAAACTGCAACACCTCGTAATTTAAGTAAAGTAGAATTTTTTGAGTTAGTAGGTGAAGCCAGATTAGATAAATCTATTTTAACAAGACTAACAGGTGAAGAAAAAAAAGCTGTAGTTAATTCGTTAAAAGAAGTAGACCAATTTTTTAAATTTTATAATAAAGAAGCAAGTAGACTTGGTATGTTTGCTACACAAGGTGCACAAACACAATTATTAAGAAAGTTTGAGTTTGCTAGAAGTGAAATAGATAAAGATTTAGGGCAAACATTAAAAAAAGAAATAGATGATTTTCTTGCAGAAAAAAGGCAAGAATATTTTACAGCAGGTGTAAGATCAGATCCTATGGCATTTATGACAGAAAAATCAGAAATTATAAATTCATTGTCTGCAACACAAAAAGCACAAGTAAAAAAAAAATTAGAATTAGAACGAGATATTAATTTTGCACAAAGAGATATTCCTAATTTACCAAACAAAGAATCTACAATAGAAGATTATATGCCATTAGTATTTAATCACGAAAAAGTAAAAAAAAATGAAACTGCATTAAAAGATATGTTGCAAAGAAATGTAGAAGAAATGATAGAACAAGCACCTTTTCCAGGAAGCAAGTATATAACTACAAGAGCAAGACTAAGAGAAGAAGGATATCCTGATAAAGGGTTTAACATAAGTAAATTTGAAGGTGATGATGTACCTGCTAATGAACGTCAAGAAATTATTAGAGCAGAAGTAGAAAGACGGCATACATATATTTTAGAAACACAATCGAAGTTTCAAGATATAGAAGGTATTAACAATATAGATAGAACATATACAGGTGCAGGCAAAATAGGTTCTAAAAATTTATTAGCACGAGAAACAGATATACCACCTTCCGAGTTTGCACCATTTGTAGAAACTGATATTAACTTTGTAATGAGAAGTTATTCGCAAAGAATGGGAGGTGCAATAGAATTTACTAGAAAATATGGTGATACACATATGAAAGATTTTCTTAATCATTTAGAAATAAAAATGTTAAGAGCAGGTATGGATAAAACAGAAATAAACAAAGTAATGAATTCGTTTCAAGATGAAAAAGATAAGTTATTAGGTACATTTTATAGTGCCGACCCTACTGCTCTTACTGCTCGTGGAGTTGTAGCACTACGAAATATGATTAGTCTTGCATATATGGGTAAAGTTGCCTTATCGGCTTTACCTGAAGCAGGTCGCCCTGTTATGGTTAATGGTTTTCAAAAAACATTTAGAATGGGTTTGAATAACTTATTTGACGCACAAAATGGATTTGCCAAGTCTAATTTAAAAGACATAAGATATTTTGCTCCATTTCAAGAATTAGCTGTAGCTATGACTAATAGATATGTTTATGAAGGTGGCATTACTCTTGATGCTACAAGGTCTGGTAGAATTTTTGATAAATATTTTGGACAATATGCAGAGAGAGCACAGGAGTATTTCTTTACATTTAATGGTTTGCAACCTATGACATATTACTACAAAACATTTAATAGTATGATTTCTATACATAGATTTTTAGAAGATAGTATAAAATGGAGTAAAGGTAAATTATCTAAAGCAGAACAAGATCGTCTTTTGTCATATGGTATAAATAAAGATATGGCTAAAGTAATTGCTCGTATGCCTATAGAAAAAATAAAAACTGATGACCCTAACTTACCCGGGTTGCTTGCAAATATGACAGAGTGGCATAAATATGATGGTGGTATTGTAGCAAGAGATGTATTATCTAAAGCCATAAAAACAGATGTAGATAGAGCGATAGTAACACCTACTGCAGGTGATGCTCCAAATATGATGAGTGGTGTTATTAGAATAAATGATGAAGGTATTACACAATTATTTGAAAATAAATTGTTTAGAAAATTTATAGAAATAATTTCTGTAGGTAAAGTAGATCGAACAGAGTTTGGAGTAAAAATAAATTCTGCACCATTACAGTTATTAACACAATTTTATTCTTGGGCGTTTGGTGCAAATGGTAAAGTTTTAATATCTGCAACACAAGGTAGAGAGGCAGGAGCAAATATGTGGGCAGGAATGAGTACAATGATTGGTTTAGGTATGTTTGCAGATTGGGCAAAAAATCCACAATATTGGGAAAACAAAGAAACAACTGAAAAAATTATTAGAGGTGTAGAACTGTCAGGTACTATGGCATTACTTGGTGATCTTAATTTTACAATGGAAACAATGAGTGGTGGTATTACAGGACAATCTGTAGGACTAAGACCTATGTTAGGGGTAGAGCCACGATTTGGTGATGCTGACGAACACGACGCTTTTACAAGTATTATAGGAGCAGGTCCTGCCGCAATTTATGAGTTATCAAGAGCATTAGGTGGTAGTGATTTTACTAATGAAGAAAAACACGACACAATAAAAAGACTACTACCATTGTCAAATACTTACATTATAGGTAATATGATTGAAAACATATATGATGGAATAAGAGGTATATAATGACATTAGTGTCAGCACAAAATACACCTAGACATAGTTTTACTGCAACAGCAAGTCAAACAACATATACTATTACGTTTGAATTTTTTGCTATTGCTGATTTAAAAGTATATGTAGATGGTTCTTTAGCTACATACAATGCTAATCCTACTACTACAACAACATATAAAGTAACAGCAACTAATTCGTCTAGCGATAGTGCGTATGAGTTTGGTACGGGTGCAACTATTACATTTGGTAGTGGTCATACTGCAGGACAAAAAATTGTTATTATACGAAAAATAGATATAGAAAGAACAACTGATTTTCCTGTAAACGGAGCATTTGATGTTACTGCATTAAATACAGAATTAGATAAAAATATAGCAATATTTGCCGAGCACAATGATAAATTAGATAGAACAATTAGACTAGATGATCATAGTGCTAGTGGTACATTAACAATACCAACAACAAGAGCAGATAAAATATTATCTTTTGATAGTTCAGGTAATGTTTCTGTAAGTTCACAACCTATTTCAGGTGGTGTAACAGTAAGCACATTATCAGCCGGAGCATCAGCTACAGGTTCTTATAATTCTACAACAGGCGTGTTATCACTTGGAATACCACAAGGTGCAACAGGTGCAACAGGTGCGGCAGGAGCAGATGGAACAGGTAATTTTAACAGTTTTACAATCACAGATGGCTCCACATCACAAACAATAGAAGATGGAAATACACTTACACTAACAGCAGGTACTAATATGCAAGTATCAGTAAGTGCAACAGATACAGTAACAATAACTAACACAGCACCTGACCCTGTTGCATTAGCTATAGCTTTAGGTTAATATAGGAAACAATATGGCAAATACATTTAAAGTAAAAACAAAAGCAAGTGTAAGCAATAGTTCTTTAGATACAATATATACTGTGCCTTCGAGCACAAGTACAGTTGTATTAGGTATGGCATTAAGCAATAAAACAACTAATGCAATAACTGCAGATGTACAATTAGTAAGTAATACTTCTGATACAGAAACAAATGCAGATGTCTTTTTGCTAAAAGGAGTAGATATACCTGCTAATACTACACTTGAGGTGTTTGGAGGACAAAAAGTTGTCGTGCAAACAACTGATGTTATTAAAGCACAAGCAAGTGCCGCAACGGCATTAGATGTTGCATTGTCAATTATGGAGATAACCTAATGCCTTATCTCGGATCTTCACCTACTACATCATCAGTAGCACTTGCAAAACAAGATTTTACAACAAGTGCAACAACTTCTTATACTCTAGCTAATTCAGTAACAAGTGCAAATGATATAGCTTTATTTATTAACAATGTAAGACAAGAGCCAACGTATGCATATAGTGCATCTGGTACTGCATTAACACTTACAGCCGCAACTACAAGCTCAGATGATATGTACTGTGTATATTTAGGTAGAGCAGTAGGTACAATAAATCCTGCTAGTGGTAGTGTAGGTGTAGGGGAATTATCAGCCACAGGTACAAAAAACAGTACAACATTTTTACGAGGTGATAATACTTTTGCAACTCCAAGTGGTGGTGCATATGAAACAGCATTGTTACATGTAAGGCAAGAAGAAAGCAGTGGTGGTGGAAGTGGTAGTATGTCTACAAGTGCTTGGAATACAAGAACTCTTAATACAG